ATTTATTTTACCGCCTCTATACTCTCTGTATGATTCTGATATAGTCATTTCTGATCTGTTTAATAATAAATATCTTATCGGCCTTGGCCTCTGTAGTTTTTCTCACGTCTATCATGTTTGTTGAAAGACTTTTGAGATTTACCTAACTTTCTTTTTCCGAACGTAACCTTGCGGCTATCTCCTTTGCCTGTTGATTTTGCCATTACTTAAACCTTTTTATATTTTTGTGTAATGCTGAAACCATTTCTTTAATCTGTGTTAAAGCTCTTTCTGTATGTACTTTGTATTTAAGTCCATCCTCTCCTTCAGATAGTTCTGTTTTGAGACGGCTTACGTATTCGTATAGTTTGTGAATCTCTTGAACTTTTCGCTTAACTGCTTTTACAGCTTGATGAAACTGCTCGGGTTTAGTTCGAGTTTTTGTTTCGGTTCTAAACTTAGAATAGTTTTCATTTAGATTTCCTCCATCTTTGAAAGCTTTATTCAGCATATCTATAACATTCTCTACTCCCCAAGATCCAAATTTTGATATTTGAAGAGCGTTTTTGAGCGATGTTGTTCCTGGTTCTCTAGTTCCTATTGCTACTCTAAAATCATTCAATCTAGGAGCTCCAGCAGCTTTATCATCTACCATAATCAAGTCCTTATAGCCTAATTTATAGATGTAAACTATTCTCTTAGAACCGTATTTATTTACTTGTTGATCTTTATCTACAAGTTTAAAATTTAATCCTTTTTGAGCTGCGTAATCAGTGATCATAGCTTCTATATTCTTAACAGCCCATTGTTGTTTAGCTTCTTCTATGTTATTTTCGGGTAGCGGTTTTTTCTGCAGTACAAGATTGACAATCATCATTAAGCCGTCTGCTGTAATATGTCCTTGTCTGTAAGCAGACATTAACGTCTTTTTAACGTCTGGGGCTAGATTGGGATTATTGAGAGTAGCAATTACTTCATCGGTTCCTGCTGCTTCCATTAATTCATCTTCCCAGCCTTCATCTTCTTCATCTTCTATTCTCTCTACATCACTAGAGTGCATACTATAAACTTCTCCGTCTCTATCCATTTCAACCTCAACAAAGCCGCGATGAATAGCAACTATAGTTCCAGTTTCACCGTAGAATTCGTTTCCGTAGACTACTTTAACTCTATCATCTTCTTGAAATCCTTCTTCTAAGCCATGTGACTTGTGTCCGACGATTTCATCCCAAGCATCTTGGTCTAGGGTTTTTTTCTGAACTACTCCGGCTACATTCTCCATCGTTGCTGCCCTTCTCTCGATTTCACCTTTATCCATATACGGATTAGTTTCTGGGCCCCATTCACCTTGACTTTTTAGTTTGCGTATGGCTTGATCAATCTTATTTAGCATGTCACCGTACTTATCAGCTACGGGACCGCCTTCTGGTTCTGCTTCTTGCTCCATATCTCTCTCAATCTCTGCTCTCTTTCTGAGCAGCATGGCAATCTTAGCTTGATTAGGATTTACTTTCCGTACTTGCGGTTTTGGAGCGTCTTTTTTAGCTCTTATTGCCATTAAGACAGGGTCGTTAATACCTGCTTCATCAATATGATGTCCTTTCCCCATACCTAAATCAAAAGCACCATCATACTTCCCAGGTTGTTTTTTAGAAGGAACTAAATCTGCTTTAACAGATAGATAAGGATACTTACCTTTATCGCCTAAAAACTTCCAATCTTTTGGATCACTAGACCCTCCGGTAGATATCCATCCGCTGTCTCCTTTATAGTCATATTTCACACCCGGTTTTAATTCACTTTCATCTAATGCCTCAGGAAAATGAGCTTGTCCTTCTTTTGTCCATTTCCAGTTTGGAAACTTCTTTAATACATCATGGATAGTATTAACTTGTAATTCGTTTGTTCTGTTTCCAGCTCCATCTATTACGTTAATAGAGAAAGTACCTGTTGAAGGTTCAAAGTAAATACTAGAGTCAGTCTTAGTGTCTGTACCGATGTGAATCTTACCAGCGGCTTCCCACAGCTCTCTATAGTCCATAGCTTTAGCTCCAGGATGAGTGCTATGTTTGAATTTAGCATTAAAAGGAGCTGAGGTGCTTTCTGTTTTTTTCTTCTTAAAAGCTTTAGGAGTAAAAGTCTGTTCACCAGGTCCGGTCATCGCAGTAGCTCCAGCAGTTGAATTACCGCCAGTAAAAGAAGTTTCTTTAATTATTTCATGAATGGCCTTAAAAAGACCTTCCTTGGTAAGTTTAATTTTATTCATTACTTACTAACTGTGTTTTTAAGTTCTTTTACAAGCTCACAGTATTGCATCAAACTAATCAAGTGATCATCTTTGATGTTCTGCTTGTTAGAAATAGGTTGTATATTTTTTAAAACTTCTTGAAGTTTAATAACGGTAACAGGATTCTCTACCTTACCGCTAAGACGGAGTAGAGTCTGCTTAACTTCTTCTATTTTATTATTTAAGTAAGCTTTTAGCTTAACCGTATCAGATATGTTGTTGATATACTCTTTCAGTATCTCTTTTTGATCGCTGGATAGAGTATTGTATTTTTCATTAAATTTCTCAACTAAGAACTTGTAGCTTAAAGCTTTAATTTCTTTTTCTTCACGGATAAAATCTGTGATTGAAGGATCCTCTATATTTTTAACAGCGGGGGTTGTTACATGCTCAAATACAGTTAGTTTATTAACCATAAGCTGTTCTGTATCGACCACTGTTTTAGCATTTGCTGCTTCAAGTATGGTGTAAATTGCTGCGGATACTTTGTAGTTGTTTATCTTAGCTTTGAAAAAGTCGTCTAAGTTGTAATGCTTCTTAACCTCTCGTATTAAGTTAAACTTTTCTTTCTCTAAAATTTCCTGATTTAACTTCTTGCTCTGCTCGCAGATAGTCGAAATTAGCATCTCTGCTTTAGTCTCTGATAAAGGGTAATTCTTAAGTAGAGTGTTATATAGATTTAATTCTTTTGAAAGCTCTGTATTTCTAAAATACTTCTTTAATATACTTACTGCTTTAGAATCTCTTGAAGACATCATGTCTGATGTTATCTGTCTTATTAAAAGCTCAAATAAAATACCAGTATTTCTATATTTCGAGTGCTTAATACGTTGTTGCATAATAGGTTTCACAGTATTAGTCTATTATAAATATGTAGGTTTACCCGATATCGTCTTTTAAATTAGATTCGTCTAAAAGACCGCTATCTTTTTTCTCTTCGAAAAGATTAACTTTTCTCCCTTTTATAGCATCAAATACCGCTTTATTTTGTAAGTATACCTTTGTTGTGTTTGTATTTTCTAGAGCTAAAGGGGATCCTCCTTGATACTTAGCTCTTATACCTCCTTGTTCGCCATTGGAATCACTACCTGGTAGATCAGCACGGCCGGTTCTGTCGCGTCCAAGTGGGTCTGCAGCTGTTCCGATAAATGATGCTTTCTCTGTCGGTCTTCCTGGTGATTTTCTAGGTTCATCTTTGAGCTCATCGTAACCTTGAGGAACATCCCCAGCACCTGCAGTGTAGTTAGCGTTGCCGCCATACATTGCTGCGATCTGGTGAGGAGTACCGTATGCTTGACCTGTTGCTGCAGGGTCATTACCTTCTTCTTCAATTTGCTTTAATCGGAAAGCTCTCTTCTTATCGGCTACCAGTAAGTCTCTTAATTCATCAAACTTATCTTCGCTGAACTGGAATAGGTTGTCGTAAATCCAATCAGTAGGTAGTAGGTTATTCTCTTGTAACGCTGCTGCTAGATCTACTGTCTCTTTCCATAGAGCTATCATCTCTTGACGATATACAATAGAAGGAGGTGTTAAGGATAGAGAGAAGTTAGTTAAACTCTCATTAGTGTATCCTTGAGTGTATAAATGTACTAGTGCTATCTTTGTAAGCTCGCTTACTACTATATTCTGTACTCTTTCTACAGTGCGTGCAAAACGAATATCTTCAGCAGCAAGAGTTGCCTTACCTGTTAAGTCTTTCTCATATCCTAAGAAAGCTTTAGGTATCCTTAAAGCTGCAAATAGTTTATCTCTTAAATAATCAACGTCTTCAATGCCGTTATAGTCTAATCCTTTAGCTGTATCTATTCTAGTTGATTGATCATTACCTCTAACTGGAATGAAGAAGTCCTCAAGCATGTTTTGGATGTTATACTTAAGGTTGTACTGACCTGTTTGCGGGTCGATGTAAGGAGTTTTCTTCATCTTAGAGATCATTCTCTGCATATAGTTCTCAACCTCATTCGGTGGAATAGAACCTACGTTAACATAGAATACTCTTTTCTCCGGTGCTCTCACAATACGATGTATTAACATCGCATCTTCCATTAGAATCATCTGCTTGAAAGTCTTTCTTGCAGGTTCTAGGTATGAACGTCCGTAAGGTAGGTAGTTAACATCACCTAGAAGTCTAAAGTGAGCCATTTCGTAGTTCTCAAAAACTATCTCTTGAGTAGAGCCTTGTCTTTGGTTGAATAGCGGAGTATAGCCGGTAGTTACAGATGATGCAATTGCGTTAGGATCGAATCTAAATCTTACATAAGAAGGATTCTTCGGATCAGCACCTTCTTCTCTTATAATGACATAAGCAGAAAAAGGAATTACATTATATACTCCAAACTTCTCAGCTATTTCTAGCTTTAAGAAGAAGTCTCCATACTTACACATATTTCTAATCCACGACCATAAGTTAAACTCAATATTCATTACGTCGTAGAAAAGGTTGTAAAGTATCTTTTGGATATTTTCATCAGAAGATCTAATCTGTAGAACTTCACCTTGTTCGTTTTTAATAGTACACTCGTCAGCTAGAACATCAAGAGCAGAAGCAATAATCGCATCTGTATCCATTCCTTCATAGTCTGTATAAAGTTGGAATTTCAGAGCTTGGAAATTCTGAATGATATTGTAGTTATATGCGTAGCTGTTAGAAGTTGTGTATAGCCTATTAAATCTATCCACAAGAGAGTTTGTCTGTAGTACACCGCTTGTCTGTATTCTATCGGTATCAACAACTCTCAACTGATCTCCGCCGACGTTTCTGATGATTACATCGGAAGAAAAAAGTCTTTTAAGGCTCTTAAAGATATTGTTCTCTGCCATATTACTTATAAATATTTAATTATTTTAGCAACCAAGTTAAATCTTCGTTTTGTCCAAACTGATTTGTCATTTTCCATGGATGACGTTCCAAAGCTAAAGCGGGAGTTATTATTTCCATGCCGTAGTTCGATTTGGACATATTGCCTAAGCTTGCTTTTGCAAGATCAATACCTGTTTGCCTAAATCTGAGAGCTGTATCTCTTAAGAATAACCCAATACCTATCGGTATTACGAGGTCATCATTATATCCTTCAAGCGCTTGAGCTTTACCTGATTTCCAGATGAAAGTAGATAATTCTTCATGCGTTCTTTTAGACTGTACAATACAACTCTTATCATGAATATACGAAGTTAATTTCGAAATAACAAGAGGTCTTGTTCTTTGATTTGTAGAAAATCCAGGAACCATTCCATCTCCTCTATCAAAACGGCTTAAATACAGCTCAACATTAGTTAGAGCTATATCCGATCTTGGGGAGTAGTATAGATTAGGGTACTGTGATTCGACGGCTGTCTGTATTACATCCCATCCAATACCGGTGTTTTCTATAATGAGAAGTCCCATGTTCCACTCTGTAGCAACGCTGACAGCTAATCTACCTAAGTCTCTTGTGTCGGGCTGTCCGCGGTACTCTGCTACTTGCTTGGCTTCTTCAACTTCCATTACTTGAATAGTTGAATAGTCTTTTCCATCGCCTCTAGCTACGTCAACTATAATTGCATATGTTTTAGAGTAATCGGGGTATTCCCAAAGCCAGTAGTTATGATCAATAAAACGTTTCTCTACAGGAGGCTTTATCAAACTCTCGTACCATTTTAGTATCTCAGGTTCAATTACGGTTGCACCGGATGTTGTGAAGTCACAATCACATTCCTGGGCTGCTTCTCTTTTACCGAGTATCTTATCTTGTTCTTCTCTCCAGGTTTGAGTTCTTTCAGGATGTACTGTCCAGGGAAGTCTAATAGCAGTGAATTTATTTTCACCAATTTCTGCTTTAGTAAATTCTTTGTGAAACCAGTTACCTGTACCGTTAGGGGTAGATATAGCAATACATCGACCTCCGGTAGCAAGAGTCTGTTGAGCAGCTGTAAAGATAGTTTCGATGTTATCAATAAACGCTGCTTCGTCAAGTATGAGTAGTGATACAGCTTCTGAACGGCCTGAGTCTGATGCGGCAGAAACTGCTTTGATTTGAGATCCATTTGCTAGCTTAATACTAAGTTTGTTGTTAAATTCTGTACCACCTGCAAATTCTTTAATCCAATTAGGAAGATGGTCGTATGCAAACGAAACTTTAGTGACAAGGTTTTTAGCAGTATCCTGCTTTGTTGCTACAACAAGGATGTTCTTATCTTTATTGAAAAGCATCATCCATAAGGCATAAGCAGATACTAGAGTAGAGATACCTAGCTGTCTAGACTTATTGACAATATTGTATTCGTTTTGTTGAAATACACCTAGTACTTTTTCTTGGAATAGGTAGAGATTAAATTGCATTCTACCGCGGGTGGGGTGCTGAATCCAGTAATATTTCTTCATGAAATATACAGGATCTTGGGCACAGCGTATTAGCTCCTGCCTTATAGCTTCTTTTAAGCTCTGCTGACTTACTTGAGTTTTATTTTCCATAGTATACCAGCTTTAATACTAACACCTCCGTTGAGATCGTAGCCTGCGCCTAAGGTATACATTCCGTCTTTCTTAGTCTTTAGAGTTAGAGTAGGACCGAAATAGGATATTGGTTCGTCCTTATTTACAACT